TTTGCGGTGCTCGGGCTGGTGCTCCCCCCCACCCGGGAGGAGTTCAAACTCCTGATCGAGACCCTGACCGAAGAGCAGCGCCGGATGCTGGCTGAGAACGACAATATCCTTGGCAAGCTCGACGACTACTACAAGGAGCAGGACCGGCTGGCAGAAGAGCAGAAGCGGGCAGAGGAAGAGGCGCGGCGCGCGGCCGAAGAGGCTCAGCGCCAGGCCATCCAGGATCAGAAAGAAGCCCTGGGGGAGATGCACGAGGCGCGCATGGAGGGTATCCAGGAGGAGCTAGAGGCAGCGCAGGAAGCCCTGACCAAGATCAACGGGATCGTCTCCTCCCTCAAGTCGGCCATCGCCTCGTTCCGCCTGGACAAGGAGGCGTTCGATCAAATGGAGTTCCAGGCGTCGCGTAACCAGCTCGTGGCCTGGGCCGGTGGCCGTGGGCTGCCTGAGCAGGACGCGCTCGACAAGACTCTTGGCGGTCTCTCCAACTTCGACAAGAACAACTATGCGACCCAGGCGGACTATGCCCGCGACTACTGGGTGACGATGAACGCCCTCACCGAGTTGGAGCGCCGCGGGCTCAAGCAGCAGACCGCCGCCGAGAAGATGGTGGACAGGCTCCAGGAACAATTGGATCTGGAGAACGAATGGTACCAGGCGGAAATGGAACGCCTCGACGAACTGATCGAGGCCGTGGGCCAGGACCAGGCTGGCGCCGGGGCGCCGGTGGGCGCCGAGACCGCCGCCCCAGGGCAAGCGGCCGCAGGACCCAGCACCGCCGGACAGATGGCGGAGCTGATCGCCGAGGTGAAGTCATGGCGCGAATCCCAGCGTATGGAGGCCGTGGACATAGCCACCTACCAGAAGCGCGCCGCCGACACCTTGCGCAAGTGGGACGACGAGGGCATGCCCGACAACCGCGAAGGAACAACCTACCTGAAGGTGGCTTAACCATGTATTTCATCCGCCCCAACGCAATCGCCCCTTGCGTCGCCACCACAAGCGCCTACCGCTACGCAACCTGGGTATCTGGCGCGACCTACAACAAAGGCGACATCGTCCGGGACGCCACCGACAATGCGGATTTCAAGTGCCGGGTCTCCGCCTATTCATCCGCGACACGCCCTGGGTTGGCTTACTGGTGGTATTGGGAGCGATTGACGGCCAACGGCGCCGCCACCGCCTATCCTGCCACCTACAAGTCCACCTTCGCGACATCCAGCTATGACGCCTGGGCGTCCGGCACCACGATCTATAAGGGGGATCGGCGCTGGGATACGACATTAAACAAGGAGTACGAGGCGCTGGTGGCGATCACGTCGGGCAACAACACCATCAAGCCATCTTCCGCCGTCCTGTCCGACGACCTGACTATCCGCGGCCGCTGGCTGGAGATTGGCCCCGCCAATCTCTACGCCATGTTTGATGAGGACGTGGCGACGACGTCCCAGGCGACGACGACGGCGTATGTGATCTTTGATGTGATCGGCCCGGCCGCCCTGGAGGATTCGGATTGTCTGGCCATCGTCGGGGCGACCAACGTCGCTACCATCACGATCCAGCGGCTCGACCCTGCGACCGACGCCGTGCTGGACACCACGGTCTATGACATGAACTACTCGCCAGCGACCTTTATGCTGAGGGAAACGCTGGTGCACAGCTTCGCGGCGGTAGACGATCCGCGGTTTAAGATCACCTTCGCGGCCACCGCCGGATCTCCTTACCAGACAATCCAAATCGGCAAGATCATTGGCGGCAAGAAGGTTACCTTCGGGCAGACGGTGGAGAACGTGAACGTATCCATTACCGATTTCAGCACCAAGGTGGTGGACGAGACTTTCGGGACCTACCGCTTCATCAAGCGCGGCTTTAGCAAGAACGTCTCGGCACAGATCATGGTGGAACACGGCCAGGGCGACCAGTTCTCGCAGTTCATTGAAAGGGCCAGGGCTGCGCCTACCTTCTGGGATTTCAACACGGTCCCCGGGGCGTTGAGCAGGGCGATGGTCTATGGCTGGTACAAGAACTATTCCTGTGTCCTCTCCGGCATCCCATGGGACACCTACAGCCTGGAAGTGGCCGGATTAGTGGGGAGCTAACATGCCTATCAAGCTGCCGTCCGACCTCGATGCCCTGGCATCCCCGGTCAGTACCGACATTCTCATTGGCCAGCGCCCGCCGGAAAAGATCGTGCGGCAGCTCACCCTCGCCGACGTTCTTGCGCTTGTCCCTGATCCGGTCATTGCGGACGGGAGCATTACAACGGAGAAGCTCGCTTATGCGGCTGTTACTGGGGTCGCTATGGCGGCAGCCACCAACATCACTTTGCAATCATATTTTGATGTTATTGTTGAGTGTCCATTAACGCTGACGGCAGCAAATTCGTTTGTGCTTGTGTTTGCGAGTTTTACTGGCTACGGGCAGCGCAACTCAGGGACGGGGGATTACGGTGCAGAGATTGAGCTGTCGCGCGTCGGCGGTAGCGCGATAGCAACCGGGTTTGCAGGATTTGCCAGCGGCGGGTACTCCAGCGCGACCGCAAAGATCGGCAGCTCCGCCATGCTGATTGGCTTCTATTCGACGGGCGCGAGTCCGGGAACCGTCACATTTCGCCTGCGCGCAAAATACGTCTACGGGTCCTCGTCAGGGTATTGCCTCTGGGGCTCGATTATTGCTTTAGAGGTAAAGCGCTAGCCCCCGCTAGGCGTGAAAAAGCCCGTGAAAACCTACCGTCACGTGCGCCGAGACGCCTGGCACGTCATGTCACGTTGCAATGTGGGGTGGCGGCGCAACGTGTTGAGTTATTAGGTATTTTCGTTCGTGCTGTGGATTCACACGCCACACGCCACAACCAGCACGGGTGTTTCCAGCGGGCATTTGTTTAGAACGGGATGTCGTCGTCTTGCCACTCATCGCACCCAGCCGCCTGGGCCTCTTCCGGCACGGGCGCGTCCCACTTGCGGCAGGCGCCTTTGTCGAAATAATCGCAACTTCCGCACGCGCGGTCTTCAGGCAGCGCCTGGACGATGCGCAGCGCCTCCGTCAGGGTTTCGATGGCGAGGGCTTTCTGCTTCGCCGTCATGGTCGTTCCAATCATAGCCAGTCACCTCAGGGTATTTCGGACGGATGTTCACAGTGATCGCCGACGGCTGCGCCAGTCGGCCGGTTTGCTCTAGGGCCTCGTCGATGGTGCGCGGGACGGCCTCGCCCGGAGCCATGGCGGCGCGGCGCATCCACCAGGTGACGGCCTTGGTGCGGGCGTAGCCGGAGTGCTCCAGGCACACCCACTCGGAGGCGATGCGCATGAAGGGCCCGCGGTAGTCCACGCGCAAGGTAGGTGGCCCGCCGCTGCGGCTTGGCCAGTGGCGGTACTCGACGCTGTGCACAGGGTGTCGCTCCAGGATGGGGGCGGCGTCGGTGCTTAGGATCGGCGCATCGGATGCTTCTGAAGCGTGCTTGGCGTGCTCATCGAATGGGAACAGGTAGCCGCACTGCGGGCACTCGCGGACCGCCGTGGCGCAGATGGTCTCGCAGGTGGGGCAGGTCTTGAAGGGGGCCGGGGCGCCGCTGGGTGGCGGCGGCGTCCAGGCGCGGACCTGATCCACCGGGCCATGGCGGAGGGCATTCCCGGCGAAGTCCAAGATCAGGCAATCGGTCTTGCCGGGGGCGATGCGCGAGCCGCGCCCGCACATCTGCACATAGAGGCCCGGGCTCTGGGTCGGGCGCAGCATGACCAACAGGTCGGTCTCGGGGGAATCGAAGCCCACAGTTAGCACGTTGGCGTTGGTCAGCGCCCGCAACTGCCCGGCCCGGTACATCGCGATCAACTGGTCGCGCTCCCGCGTAGGCGTCTTGCCGGTGACGCAGCCTGTGGGAATGCCGCGGGCGTTCATGGCCTCGGCCACATGCTCGGCATGGGCCACCCCGGCGCAGAACACCAGCCAGCGCTTGCGCGGGGCGCCATAGAGCAGCGTCTCGTCGAGGGCCGCTGCCGTGACAGCCTCCTTATCCATGGCCTCTTCCAACTGCCCTGGCACGAACTCACCGTTGCGCGTCTGCACACCGGACAAGTCCACGCTGGTCGCCATGCGCTTGCCGATCAGCGGCGACAGGTAGCCCTGCGCGATCAGGTCGAGCATGAGCACTTCGTGGGCCACGGCATCGAAGAGGGCGTCGTCGCCGTGCAGGATGGAGCCGGAGCCGGTGCGAAATGGGGTGGCCGTCAGGCCGACGATGCGCACCGCCGGGTTAATCTTGGCCGCCGCCTCCAGGAAGGCGCGGTACTGACCCTGCGCCTTGTGGCTCACCAGGTGCACCTCGTCGATCAAGATAAGATCGAAGCGTCCGAGGTGCATCGCCTTCCCCGCGACCGACTGGATGCCGGCGAAGATGATCGGCTCAAAGGCATCCTTGCGGCGCAGCCCGGCGCTGTAGATGCCCAGCGGGGCACGGGGCCAGAGCGTGACGAGCTTCTGCGCGTTCTGCGCGATCAGCTCCCGGACGTGGGTCAACATCAGGATGCGCGTCTTTGGCCACTGAATCAGGGCCTCTTGCACCAGGGCGGCGACCAGGATGCTCTTGCCTGACCCTGTGGGAAGGACTAATAAACAATTTCCATCTTTATTATTGCGAAACCAGTTATACAAAGAATCGATTGCATCGCGCTGATATGGTCTAAGGTTCATTTTTAGCCTTCCTTTGGGCGGCATGCAGCCTTAAATGATCTCTCCAATTCATTACCTGCAAATTGCCTGGAGAATTATTGTGCTTATCCCCGTCAATATGATGCACATGCTCAAGGCTATTTAACTTTCTGCCAATTTCTTTTTCCGCTACAACCCTGTGTTCATGCCTCCCAAAATACTTCTTGTAAGTATTTTTGCTTGCCTCCTTGCGAGCTATTTGCGCGCTTCTATTGTGTATCCTTCTATCTTGTTCTGTCGTAACGTATTCGCAATCTCCATATCTGCGAAATCTTTGGGCGTGTTTTCCGCAATAACCATTTCCTCCTTTCTCGGTTGTGCATTCGCATCCGCTTGCCTTGCACTTCGTCTTTGATTGCTTTCTAAGCCTCCCGCGTATTGAAGAAAGCTCGGAGGCAAAGCATCCGCAAGATTTTGTTGTCCCGCCCCTTAAGTACTGGCCTCTCACGATGGCGTTTTTGCCGCAATCGCATTTACATAGCCAGAATACCTCTCCTTTGCTTGTCCTTTTTAGAGCATCCTCTATAACAACAAGGCGCCCGAACCGCTCTCCAGTTAGCTCTATCTTTTTTCTCACAACATACTCCGGAACCACGCATAGAGGGCGTCCAGGCTCTCGCGCTGGTAGGGGCGAAGGGTCAGCATGGGCTGGTGGCCTGGTTCATGCCGACGCCTCCGGCGCAGGGAAGACAAAGCCCATTTGCCCGCGGCTGTGGAAGGCGATTGCGCAGCGGTTATTGAAGTCGGGCAGGTCCGTCGAAGAGCGCGCGATCATCGTGACGGCGTTAATCTGCTTCTCAAGCAAGGGCAAACCGCCATCATCGTTCAGCCATTGGTGGAGTCTGTCTTCGCCGCGACGCTCGCGAAGCTCTGCCATTATTTCGCCAGGGAATACCGATTCGTAGACCCAGCGGGCGGTGATCTGGCCAATGACAGGCGGCTTACGCGGGTGGCCTGTGTACTTCCAGCCGAACAGGCCAAACGTCGCCTGGTAGTAATCCGGGTGGAACCGCCGCTCCCAGGTTGCGCATGTCTGGCGCAGGACGCGGTTGATGAAGTCCTGGAGGGCGTCGGGTTCGCGCTGGTACTGGTAGCCCGTGGCCTCGTCGATCAAGGCGACTTCGCCGGTCTTGGCCAGGGCCGTCATGATCGCCAGGCAGGGGGCAACAAGGCATTGACGTTGCGGATGAAGCGCGCCGGACAGTGCCGCGTCAATGACGCCAGAAGCGATCTCAGAAAGCACACCAACAGGCGCGAAGCTGGCATGCCCGCCGTGCGGCATGACGACAACCGGGGAACCCGATTTGTCGAATATATTCAGAGCGTTAGGAGCAATTTCGGCCAGAATTCGCTTGAAATGGGGAACCGGGATATTCTTCTTAAATCCGATGGCTTTGACGAGTTGCGTTCGCACATATCCGCGGCTTCCGTCTTCCAGGACAACGCCCTCGAAGTCCAGATCGCCAATGTGGATCTGTCCGTAATGCGATACGCGCTTGAGGGTGCTCATGCCGCCACCTCCTTCGGCTCCTGCCCCTCGGGGGAAGCCGCTATCGGGAAGGTCCTGGCCTGGCGGCTGCGCAGGGCCTGCACCTCACGGCGCTGCCAGGCGTCCAGGGCCTTGGTCATGTTGGCCGCGTCGCTGATCGCCTGGGTGAGGATCTGGGCCTCAAGCTCGGCGACGACCTGCTCGGCCGCCTCGCCGTTGCGGAACACCCGGCGCAGCACCTCTTTCTCGGTCTTGCGGATCGCCGTGTCCAGGATCGCAACGGCGGTGTGGATGCGCAGCAGTTCGTCGGCCATGTCGGGCAGGTGGCGCACTTCGAGCTTGTCCGGGGACTTGGTGCGCGTCACCCGGCGCAGGTCCTTCCAGATCGAGAAGCGCCACGCCTGCGGCATGCGCTTGTTGCGCTGAATGCGATCGATGAGACAGGCCAGGTTGGCCATGTCGTTGTTGGTCAGGTACTCGGGGACCGGTGTGGGATTGGCGATGGCGCGGATGTCTATGGAGGTGATGTAGAGGATCGCCTCGGCCAATCGGCCGCGCGGGATCTCGCTGGCACGGGTCACCCCGAACCGCTTGGCTAGCCGGTCCCATAGCTTCTCCATGACGGGTCTCAGGACCTCGTCTGGCATCCCAACGGCGTGGGCCAGGGCGATTTCGGTGAGGGTGCGTTGCTCGCTGGGCAGTAGTGGATCGGCGGGGCGGGTCGCGCCCGTCATCACGGCGTCGAAGGTGCGAATGACCTGGAGGTGGAAGCGGGGGCTGATCCACATGGCATAGCCGTAGACCAGTTCCTTGACGACGTAGGTGCCTTGGCGGGCGTTGCCGCCCTTCGTGATGGCGACCGGCTCTAAGATGTTGATTTGTCCCGAAGGCGGAATTGCGCCTTCGGCTTGAATCAGTGGCTTGCGAAGTTCGCCGATCAGGGCCTTGGTTTGGTCGGTGTCCAACCAGTATTTCGGGCGGTGGCGCTGCTCGCCGCCGGCTGCTTGGTGCAGATCGTTCAGGGAGTAACGGCCGTCCGCATCGCGGCAGATCGCCGTGTTGGCGATAACGATGGACGGAACTTGGGCGTGACTGGTCATGGTAGGGCTCCCGGTAGGTTGAGAACCGCCACCAACGAGACGAATCGAAAGGGTGGCGGACACCACGGGGTTCGCCTTACGGTACCGAGGAACCGCGCTCCGAAGAGCCCCCGAGGCATCCGCCATAGAACGGCAGACGCAAAAAAGGCACTTCGAGTGAGCGCCTTGGCGCTCGGTTGACAGGAGGCGAATCCCGGCCGCGCATGGGGCGCGACAGGGCAGAGGATAGGCCAGGGTGGCCGGGCGGTCAAGGTTCACGATGCGCGCGGCTCCACGTCGGCGGTCTCCGCATCCAAGCCCCGCTCAAAGTCGAAAAAGGCCGCGATCAACCGCCTGGCCCTGGCCGCCTCGCCGCGGGGCCAGGTGTCCCCCGCTTCGATGAACGCCTCGATGCGCGCCAGGCCGCGCAACAGCTCGTCGCGGGCGTGCATTTCCGCCTCGGTGGCATGGATGCTGCCGTCGTCGGCACGGTACATGGTGATGGGATGGCCCATGGCTTAGGCTCCTGCTAGGTATTGGTTGAGATCCGCGCTGGCCACATGCCCAGGCCCATTGCGCACCTTGGTCCCGTCCGGGCGCTGGTATTCGACCCATCCCTCGGCCTCGTTGGCGTCAACCTGTTGCCATGGCATCAAACTCGGGATGTAGATGTGCGCCGGGCATTTATTGCCCTGGCGCTGGGAGGCGGTGTCGATGTCCTCCTTGAAGCGGTAGCAGGACCACCGCCCATCGCCGTCCAGTTCGCTGGTGGCGTGGGCGCAAGTGCGGCAATTGACCGCCGGGAGCTTGCCCTCGTGGCAAATGCCGTGGAACGAACACCAGCGGCACTGGTACCAGTCAGGCCGCTCGCTCAATCTGGCCGTCGGGTTGTCGGCGAGGATGATGCGGCGGGCCTTTTCGATGAGGGCCTCGGCCTGGGCTTTGTCATAGCGCAGCCGTTCGCTGTAGAGCTCGTCGGTGTCCTTGTTCACGGCCAGGTAGAGGGCGCGGGTCATGCCGGACCAGTGCATGTAGACCTGCATCTGGGCCGCGTGCTCTGGCTTGGCCGCGGCGACGCCCTTGCTTTCCAGGTCCTTGAAGCTCTTGGCGTTGTGGGTTTTCATCTCCACGCAATGCCACGTCTCCGGGGCCTCAGGGATGCCCAGGGCGGCGGCATCCATGGAGCCGCCCATGTGGCCGGCCACGTCCGTAAAGCGAAATTGCTCGCCGGTCCTGGGATCAACCTCGTGCACGGTGCAGCCGATGGCGCGCAGGTTGGCAACGAACACGGCTTCCTCGCGCTGGCCACGCTCAAACAGGCGCAACAAGCGGCCCTCGTGCCGCTCGGTGCCGCACCAGCGGAAGGCGTACCAAAGGGCGCGCGCGCATTCGCGGCCGATCAGCGAGGCGCCCAGGTGGGGGCGGTTCTCGCTGTCGGCGGCGTCCTCGTAAGCGCGATAGATCGCGCTCACGGTCGCCGATGGTGGCTTCGGCAACGCGGCCATGTTTAGGTCCGCGCCCAAGGGGGAATGGCCGATTCCGAGGGCTTGCTGGGCGGAGGCGCCTGATGCGCCTGGGGCGCGCCGGCATGGGCAGGCGGGGCTTTCCAGGCGGGGGCCGGCGTCGCTGCCACGGCAGGGGCCGGGTGGCCGCCTTGGCCATTGGCGGGCTTGTAGCCGCCGACCTCGTTCTTCGGCCCGTATTGCTGGTCCTCGACGTACTTCACGCGCACCACCAGGGGTCGGTTGTGCAGTTGGGCGGAGTCGGTCACCTGGAGCACACCCACGGCGTGGCAGATGGCGGACAGCGCGCGCTGGGCGATCTCGACGGTCTTGGGGTTATCGTGAACCAGCGTCAGGCGATCCCAGAGCAGACGGTTGGCCATGGGCCCGTCGATCACCTGGAGGGTGAGCGCGAGGTACTGGCCGCGGCCGGTCTTGGTGGCCTTCATCTCGCTGTCGATGATCATGGCTAGGTAATCGCCCGCCGGGAGCGGGGCAAAGTCGGTCTGGGGCTGGACTTGGTTGGCATCGAAGTTTATGGCGCTCATGCTACGGTCCTCTGGTTGGTCGGGTTGGCTTCGGTCGTGGCGTCGGGCGGCAGGGCGGCGCTCAAGGCGTCGCTGAAGGCCGCCCAGTTCAGGGGCAGGGTGTCGGGGAGGCCGTAGCGATTGCCGGCCACGAAAGAGGGGGAGCTGTCCAGGCGCAGCTTGTGGGTCGCGCCCGTCGGGCTGGCCCCGCGCGCCACCTTTTTGCCGTCCACCGTGGCTTGCTGGCGGACAAATACCTCGCGCTGGGCAAAGCCGATGATGTCCGCCCACTCAAGGATCAGGTCGCGGGCGCCGGTGCCCTTACCGGGCTTGTGGAGCTTGATGTCGATGCGGTCCACCGGCTCGTTGATCGCGTCGTTGAACGGCACAATCGAGCTGTGGCAGATCAGCCCGACGATCATGCCGCGGGTCTTGTTGAGGTAGTCCAGGCCGCTCAGGATCTCGCGCCAGTAGGACAGGGCGATGCCGTAGGCTTTGCCGTAGCCGCCATGGGCCGACTCCATTGTTTTGACCCCGCGCACGTCCAGGGTGCAGGAGGCGATCACCTGGGCATGGATCAGGCGCTCCAGCCAATCAGCCGAGTCGATGACGACGGTCTTGTAGTCGTGCGCCTCGGTGGCCAGGGCGCCGATGGCCTCGATGACCTGGGCGTAGCTCTCGGCCAGGGGGAAGGCGTCGGCGTCGATGCCATTGAGGCCGTCCTCTGTGCGCACGAAGATCGGGCTTGGCGCGGGGGGGTGTCGCACGCCGTTGACCAGTCCGCCGGCAAAGAAGGTGCTCTTGCCGACCTTCTCTTGCCCGTGCAGCACGATGCGCGGCGGCGCTGCATGGCGGGTCTTGCTGATGCTCGACAGGGAGATGGCCATTACAGCACCTCCACTTTTACGGCCGGCTTTGCCGGCTTTGTGACGATGGCCGAACACAGCACGCGATAGGCTTCAGGGTTGGCAGTCGCCACGGCCTTGAGGCCGGACACGCTCAGCTTCGGCTCGTAGCTGATCACCTGCTCCAGGACATCGAGGGCAAGAAGTGCGCGAAGCTTGGTGACGTGCTCCGGGATCAACTTCCGCGTCAGGCTGCCGCTGGTGGTCACCTTGAACCACTGCGTTTTGACGGTGGTGGCGCCTTCCTCTTTGCAGCCCACCTCGGACAGGATGCGTTCTTCTGCGACCAGCCTGTCGTTGCGGGCTTGCTCTTCTCTAGCCTTGGCCTCGCGATAGGCTTGGCATGCGACATCAAGGGCGGTCGGCTCCGGCAAGGGGGCGTATTGAGCGGCGGTGTTATGCATGATCGGCCTCCAGGCTGCGCATCAGGCGGTAGTCGCAGAGCGCCCCATGAACCTCATCCGCCAGGCGGCGAATGCGCTTCCAGACGGGGTCGTCGGCCAGCAGGCTGTCGGCGTAGGCCAGCAGGGCCTCGTCGGCCTGGTCCACCAGATCGGCCAGGGTCAGCTCAGTCGAGTCGGCGCAGTCGCAGTCAATGACGGCCTGGGCGGCAATCGGCGTGCCAATAAAAGCTGGGCGAAAACTTTCAGCCCCATTATTTTGCGGCTCGTCCTCAATGGACTCAGCCACAGAGGCGACGGGCTTAACCTGGGCTTTGGTGGGGGCCTTCGGCTTGGCGGCTGGGGCGCTGCCACCATCGACCGGCCCGATCCAGCGGTAGCGCTTGGCCGGACGGCCGTCGCGCCCTGGCTTGCCGGGCACGGGGTCGATCGCGATCTGGCCGGCGGATCGCAGGTCGTAAACGATCCGCGACAGGACCCTGCCGTCCTCGGCCGTCTCGCAGTGATCGACCAGTTGCGCGGTCGAGAGGGGGCCGTGCGCGAGCAAGGCGTCGCGGGCCTCTTGGATGATCTTGGCTTGCTTGGTGAGTTCGGTCATTGGGTTGTCTCTGGTTGGGTTGTTGGGTGCCGGATCACCCCTGCTTTGGGTGACTCAGGGCTCCGGCTGCCGGGTTTTCTGTAAGCGCCGCCAATCGGCCCGGCTCAAGCGGCAGGCATCCTTGCTGTTGCACATTCAGTTTTTGTCTTGGTGGATTCGCGCTTGGAGTCCGTACCCCCAAAAGAACAGAAAAACGCCAACCGCGACCAGCCAATGAGAAAACAGGGCTATCAAGACGCTACCAGCGATTTGCAAAGCAGCGCTGATTATCCTGATTATCCGGCAGCTAATCATCTTCAGGTCTCCGCAGGTCGCTGATCAGGCGGCAGAGCCACACCACGCTGTAGGTGTAGGCGCCCACCGCTGCGGCGATGCCGATGTAATCCAGCGGCATCAAAGCAGCGCCTCCCGCCGAATCGACTCGGGTTGGATGGTCTTGGTCACCGGCAGCCACCCGGCGCCGATGCTTTCCAGATACTCGGCCTGGCGGACGTGCTTCGCCCGCACCGGGCTGTAGGCCGGCAGCTCATACGCCGCCTGCCGATGCAGTTTGGCCAGGTCCAGGTAGCCCATGCCGATCTTGGTTTCGGTGATCATGCCAACACCCCCCCGGACATCCAGGTCACCTTGACGCCATCCACCAGGGCGTGGCACTCGACCGGGGCGGCCCAGGTGCCGCGCGGCAGGGGGCGGAAGGCATAGCTGCCAATCGCGCCCGCCGGCGGCGGGCTGATGCGCACGGCCGGGCTCGGCAGGATGCGGGCACTCAGCACGCGGCAGCCCTTGCGCTCCAGGTCGCCCAGGACGGCCAGGGTGTGGATCGATGCGGCGAACAGGTTGGTCATGCTCAGCACTCCAGGTTGGCTTTGCGCATGGCCGCGACGTTGGCCGCGGCGATCTCTTCGATAAGGGTTTTCAGCTCGATGGCGATTCCGTGATGGCTCTGACGGGCGACGCCGGGAGCCAGCAAGATCAAATCCGTGTCGGCGATCAGGGCGCCCACCGTCAGGCCCTTGAGGCGATCCACCTCATCGGCGATGGCGCGGTCGCGGCAGGCGTCCAGGTAGTCCTGGGCGGCCATCTGGTTCTCGAAGCGCATCAGGTCATGCTGGACGGGGCAGTAGGCGTTCATGATTTGACCTCGTACCCGTCCCCGTCCCCGACCCCGGACCCGTACCCGGACCCGTACCCGTACCCGGCCCCGGACCCGTACCCGTACCCGTACCCGGACCCGTACCCGTACCCGTACCCGTACCCGGCCCCGGACCCGGACCCGTACCCGTACCCGTCCCCGTCCCCGGACCCGTACCCGTACCCGTCCCCGTCCCCGACCCCGGACCCGTACCCGGACCCGGACCCGTACCCGTCCCCGTCCCCGTACCCGGCCCCGGACCCGGACCCGTACCCGTACCCGTCCCCGTCCCCGGACCCGTCCCCGTCCCAGGCCCCGGACCCGTACCCGTACCCGTACCCGTACCCGTACCCGTACCCGTACCCGTACCCGGCCCCGTCCCCGTAGCCGTCCACGAGCGGGATACTCCCCGCCATGATCACGGCTTCCATGGCGCCGCCTCCCAGGCGGCTGCGGCCGCCTCACTCACGCTGGCTACGGAGGTGATGCCATGCAGCACGAGATCGGCCCGCGGTCCGATGCGGCATGCCTTTCCAGGGCCGGTGTTGGCCAGCCCAAGGAATCCCTTGATGCTGGCGTCCCAGTACACGCAGTTACGCGCGCGGACCAGGGCGATGGCCTCGACCTTCAGAAGGTCCATATCTGACGGGACGTAGCCGAAGAACACACCGCGGTGCACGGTAGTGACCAGGACGGGGATGAGGTTTGTGGTGTCGGTCATGGCGTCTCTCTGTGTGGTTGGTTTGTATCGCCGAGCCCGCCCGGTCCTGGGTGGTGCCTTGGCCTTCGGCCCTGTACGGCGGCGTGAGGCGGGGGGCGATGGGGAAAGTATGGCTTACTTAATTGGGTAAGTCAAACTTACCTTTACAGGCACAAAAAAGCCGCCTCGGGGGCGGCTCTAGGTCGGCGTCTGGCGGGTGGCGTTACAGGTTGACGCCTCGCTTGGCGCACACAGAGAGTATGGCGGCTGATTTGCTGGCTGGCTCTCCAATGCCGCTCACGAGGAACGCGATAGGCTCTCCTTTCCGCTCATAAATGTCTGAAACAATCGGCACAATCTGCCTTTATCTCAGCCACGTTCACGCCGTCAACGCTAAAGCCTGCGGCAAGCCGCGGGGCTTACTTAGCTCTTGCGTGCGTTTAAGGTCCGGCCTAAGCGTGTCCAGACCACGCGCCAGGATGTTCCTGGCAGCATTCAGGTCGCGGTCCATCACGTTGCCGCAATCGCACTCCAGCGTGCGCTTACTGAGCGGCATCTCGTGAATCTGACCGCAGTCAGAGCAGGTCTTGCTGCTCGGCTCGAAGCGACCGATAACGGCCACCGTCACCGAGCGCAAGGCGGCTTTGTATTCAATCATCCGGCGCAGCCCACCAAACCCGGCATCGCTGATGGGGCGGGCGAGCTTGCCGTTCTTGACCATCCCAGCCACGTTGAGGTCTTCCAGGCACACTATCTTGTAGGTCCTGGTCAGGTGGTCGGACAACTCGTGCAGCACGGCCTGGCGCTGGTCCTTAATGCGCTTGTGCAGTTTGGCCACCGCCTGCTTGGCTCTCGCTCGGCGGTTCGACCCAATCTGCTTGCGCGCCAGGCGGCGCTGCTTTCTTGCCAACGTCTTGAGGTTCCGTTTCAGTGCGTTGTTTGCGGGAATCACCGTGCCATCCGACAGCACGGCCAGAGACTTAACGCCGAAGTCCACGCCAACGGCGGCCTTCTCCGGTGCGTGTGGGTTGTAGTCCTCGGTCTCCACCAGGACAGCCGCGTAGAACTTCCCGGCTTGCTGGCTGATAGTCACCTGCTTGGTCGGCCCGGAGAAGCGCAGCTTCTGCCGCATCGCAATGCGTGTGGGCAACTTCTCGATGCGCAGGAGCCTCCCGTCTACATCGAACTTCGGGGCCTCTCGCAGCGCGAAGCTGTCCCCAATCCCGTGCTTCTTGAACGCCGGGAAGCCGTAGCCGCCGCCCTGCTTCTTCCCGCTCTTCACGCGCCGGAAGAAGTGCTTGAAGGCGTTGTCGAGGTCGTCAATGGCGTTACGGGTCACCCGCGAACTGACCTCGTTGTACCAGGGGAACGCTACTCGGATTTCCTTGATGTAGAACTGATAGGCCGCCGACTTCGACCACTTCACGCCGTCTTGCTTGAAATGGGCAAGCAACTGGTTGTAGCAGTGGCGACGGGACCCGCACGCGCGGGCCAGATAGTCGGCCTGCTCGGCAGTTGGACGCAGTTCAATCTTGTGGGCGAGCAGCATCATAAATTCCAAATTCTTCACCGATGCGGTCTGCTTCGGCTTGGAGCGTCTCCATCAGCTTGCGATTTTTCTTGGACCTGGCCCCATACAGTCGGGCCGAAAAAACGGTAATTATTTCAAGGATGTCTTCGGCAAGTTCTTGCTCGAAAGTCGGCTGCTCGCCTTTGTGGATGATGACAATCTCGATTCCCTGCAACTCGCACAGGGCGAAGACCAACTCAGACCCGAAGCGCAGCAGACGGTCCTTGTGCGTCAAGACAAGCCGCTTGGTCTGCTTGCGCATGACGATTTCCAACAGATGGCGCAGGCCCTTCTTGTTGAAGTTCATCCCCGAACCGAGGTCACGGATGACCTCGGTCCGCCATCCCTTCGCCGCGCAATAGGTCTCCAGCATCTCGTGCTGGCGGTCCAGGTCAGCCTTTTGGTCGTGGCTGGAAACACGGGCATAGCAGATGGTGGGGAAGTCCGAGTCCCCGAGGTTGAGCAGCTCCGCCGCGTCGTAGTAGCGCGTGCCGCCATTGGTCTTCCGCGCTGGCAGCAGTTCGCCGCTGGCATCCCACTTGCGCAGCGTGACGACGGACACCCCAAGGAGCGCCGCCGCTTCACCAATCTTTACTAACCTCTTTTCCATAGTTTAAGATTGTAGCACAAAGGGGCAGATTTTTGGCAACTGTTACTGACCCTGTCCCTCGGGTTACCAGCACACCCAAAAATGGCTCGTTGCCAGCATAGGCTCCGTAGCTGTTCTTCGCGTTGACGTACCCGCACACATGAATACGCTCCCACATTTCGCTCATCGGCCAATTATGTAAGATGGAATTACGCAAGTAACGCCAGTGTTGCTTCCTGTCGGCAGGTAAGCCATACTTGCGCCATGAACGCCAAAACTATCATCTCTAAACTCGGCGGCCCGGCGAAGGTGGCCCGCCTGGCGGGGGAGATTTCGTCCCAAGCCGTCAGCCAGTGGACGCTAATCCCCGTAAGCCGTTGCCGCATCATCGAGGCCGCCACCAAGGGCGCCGTCACCGTCCACGACCTGAGACCCGACGTTTTTGGCCCCGCCCCCGGCGTCCCGCCCACGCTCCCCGAGCCCGCCAAGTCCCAGGACCGCGCGGCATGAGGCCCTCCACCGCCGCCCATCGCGCGCTGGAACAGGGCTATTGGTCCCACGAGGGAATTTGCGCATAGGGGTCTTTCCATGGCCGCTGAAACCATCGCCTTCTTCCTGCTCGGGGTTGAGCGCGACGACCTGATCTCGCGCTTCCGCACCGCGCCACTGCAATGGTCCTGGCTGCGCGGGACGTTGATAAACGAGAGGAGCAAGCGCGGTGGATGACGCGGATAGGGCGGAGGAATATCAAGAGGTGGCCCTAGCCGCCGCCATCGACGCGGCCCGCGGGGTCAAGCCAGATCCACGCACCCGCTGCCGGGAGTGCGATGAGCGCTTGCCGGCGCATCGCAAGCCCTATGGGATCTGCTGGTCCTGCCAGTCGCGCATCGAGTCCCGCCAACGCCGCGGCATGGCGGGTGCTTGATGGCCACGCAACGTACCGACCGCACCGGCCGGACTTATGGCGCGCTGCACGTCCTGGCGCTCAGCGCGCATGACGGGCGCAAGTGGTGGGTGCGCTGGGAGTGCTGCGGGCGCGGTGAGTTTCTGGACTCGATGGTGATTTCGCATTCCTCCAAGCACCCACCCACTTGCTGCAAGGCGTGCGCCAAGGCACCCAAAGCCCCCGCCAAGGCCAAACCTAAGCCCGATCTGCGCGTCCGCACCAAGACCGCCCAGGAGGCCATAGAGTCCGCCAGGGGGGAAGAAGGGCTCCGCATCCCGGGCCGCGGCTGGTGGCCGTTCCTGCACGGGCCGATGGGGCCGCGGCATGGCACCGGCTATGGCGGGTACTCGCGGTTTGTGGACCACGGATGATGGGGACAAAGGCGTGATGGCTCGCTTGCCTTGGCAGAAATTCGACCCGCCAGTTACGGTGATCGAGCACGCCATCGAGTACATCGAGACGCATAGCCTGGTGCTGTGCGCCCTTCGCCCCAAGTCAAAAGCCCCGTACCTCTTCAGTTGGAATGACGGCTCAAAAGGGCTGTCCACCGCGGCGGCGGCCATCGCCGAACTGGAAAACACCGAGCGCGGGGTGGGGCTGCTCCACGGCCCTTCACACACGGGGGCTTTCGATGTCGATCACCTGGAATACACAAAGCTCGCCTTTGCGGCCTTCGGGATCGACTACGACGCCCTCATGGCCGGGTTCCCGCGCATCCGCTCGCGCGATGGCAAGGACAAGATCGTTTTCCGCCTGCCGGCCGGGTTCGACCCGGACAACGGCAAGAGCAAGATCAAGCTGACCTGGCCTGACCCCAGCGGCGAATGCGACGCCAAGGGCCGTCGGCACCTGATTACCATTTTTGAGCTGCGTGGCGGGGCGAATCAGGATGTATTGCCGCCCAGCATCCATCCCGACACCGAAAAGCCCTATGAGTGGGTAAAGGCCCCTTGGGACTTCCCGGGCGGCATCCCCACGATGGATGACACGCTGATCACCATCTGGCGCGAGTGGGATCGCTTCGAGCGCCAGTTTAAGGCCGCCTGCCCCTGGGCTACCGAACCCGAGTTCGAGTCACCGCCGCAGCCTATAGCGCGGCAAGTTTCACCCCCTGGGGCCGATGTGATTGGCCAGTACAACGCGGCCACACCGATTCCCGCACTCCTGCAACAGCACGGCTACAAGCCCAAGGGCAAAGGCCGCTGGCTGGCGCCGAATTCAAGCACGAAGATCCCAGGCGTCGTCTTCCTCGACGAGGGCCGCAAGGTCTACAGCCACCACGCGAGCGATCCGCTCAACAACGGGCACGCCCACGACGCCTTTTCGGTGTTCACCACGCTGGAGCACAACGGCGACATCCCCTCCGCGATCAAGGCCGCCGCGCTTGAGCTTGGGCTACCATTTTCAACCGAGATAGTCCCAATGGACTTCTCGGCCCTCGTCAAGACGGGACTGGCCAAACAGAAGAAGGCCGGCGGGGTTTTTCCGAAGGCGCCCATTCGCGCCGCGGACTATGCGTTTCCGCCGGAGCTGCTCAAGGTCCCCGGGTTGGTGGGCGATGTCGCCTCATACATCGGCGCATCCGCCCTATTCCCTCAGCCGGTGCTTGAGCTTGGCGCAAGCCTGGCCTTTTGCGGGGCTATGATGGGAAGGAAGGTGCGCACGGCAAGCGACCTGCGCACCAACTTGATGGCCATCGGTGTAGCCGACTCCGCATCTGGAAAGGAGCACGCGCGCAAGGCGCTTAAGCGCCTTGCTGTGGAGGCGCAGGCGAGCGCCTATATCGGCGCCGAGAAGCTCGCCTCCGATGTAGGGCTGTTCAATTTGCTGGCCGAGCACCCCGCATGCCTGGTGCTGGCCGATGAGTTCGGGCGCACCTTGCGCGTAGCCGGCAATGACCGATCCCCTGCTCATCTGCAGCAGCTCATCACCTCCATGATGGAGCTTTCAGGAAGCGCTAATTCCTACATCATGGAGAAGCGCCGCGCGGAGCACGGTTCGCTCGGGCGCGCCCCTCTGGTGATTCACAATCCTAACCTGTGCGTCTACGCAACAACCGTCCCAGGGAGGCTGTTTGCGAATATCACGCCAGAAGAAGTCACAGACGGATTCCTGCCGCGGTGGCTAGTGTTTGAAAGCGACACCCCGGACCCGGACAAGCGCAGTAGCTGCGAGATCGTTTCCGAAATCCATCCCGGCTTGCTGGCGTCGGTCAGCTCCTGGGCACAGATTAGCGAGTCGTCGCTTCAGGCCGGCGCCCCTGGCAGCGCGCACGACATTACGCCACATCCGCGCCTGGTGGGCTTAGATCGGCATGCCGAGCAACTGCTTGAAGAGCGCTATCAAGGTTGGCGCAAGCTCAGGGCCGACGCCCGAGGAACAGGCATAGATGCACTCTGGGGGCGTGCCTATGAGCACGCCTTGCGCCTGGCTCTGACGCGAGCCGCTGGGTGCGACTTTGAGCACCTTGAGATTCGCGAGGCCGATGCTCAGTGGGGCGCCGACCTGGCTGGTTTCCTGATTTCACGCACCGCCGCACAGGTGTCTGCATGCGTGTCCACCAATGAGCATGAAAACCAGGTGCAGAAGGTGGAGCGGTTCCTTCGCGAGCAAGGGTCTGCGACACAAAAAGAACTGACCCGCAAGTTTCGATGGCTAAAGGGCCAAGAGCGCAAGGATATTATGACCGGACTGGCTGAGGCTGGGGTGATCGAAATCACGGTCCAGAAGACCGAAGGCCCGAACCAAACCACGTTTTCATGGGTCGGGTAGTTGTAACTTATTGATTTTCGGCTTAATTCCTTAGTTCCCAAGTTGTTCCCAAGATTTTTGATTGTAACTTATTGATTTGCGGCTTAATTCCTTAGTTCCTTAGTTCCCTACGGCGGGGTGTAAAGCACAACCACACAGGGGGGCACGGCGTATGGGAATTAAGGAACTAAGGAATTAAGTTGTGGATAACTATATATATTATTATATATATCATATAATTATAGCATATACCCTTAGTTCCACATGAATGACAAGTGTTGGGAACTAAGGGGGCTTAGTTCCCAAGCGAGACAAAAGCACATGACCACGGATCGCGAAAGAAGACTAAAACACTCCGGCCTCTCTGACGAACAACGGGAGTTACTCCGGTTTGCCGCGTTGAAACTCAGTCGCGCCCATCGCGTGGCTCAGGCAATTCTGGACGGCGACGCCTATTTCATGGAGTTCGATCTGGTGACTGGCGACACAGCCGATGCGCTGTTTAAGCTTCTTACGATGGCCCGCTTGCGCGAGTCGCCCGAAGAGGGGCCATTGCGCGGGATCGATGTCACGACGCACAGTGGCGTCAGGTTCGATGTCGCTGCACGCCCATGAACGCCAAGCCACCACCAGATCACCTGACCCGCCCCCTGGCACCCGCGCCCGCCAGGCCCACCGGCCCCGTGCGCTGCAACCAATGCGCACGGTTCCGGGGGATGTACCACGCCGAGGGCGGCTGCCCGCTAGGTCATACCGTCGGCGAGCCAGGCGATGCCCGGGCATGCACTGATTTCGGCTTCGCCACGGTGCACCAGCCGCCACCCAAGACACGGCGCAGTAGCGCAGCCAAAGGCAAGCCATGAACGCCCATCCCATCTCATTCCAAGATGTCTATACCCGCTTCTGCAAAACCTGTGGCCAAGACTACGACTCCGGCGACTTCGACGATCCCCACGCGGGCGGCCTATGGATGCAGGACGATTGCCCATGGTGCTTTGCGCGACAGCCCGGCCACTCGGTGTGCGTCGCACCACCTGCGCTGCCTAGTCCCATCAGCCAGGCTCCCGCCATTCCGCCCTGGGCCATCGTCGCCTGACACCATGTCCCACCTTGAGGATTTACTCGCCTTCCATCTGCGCGTCGCAGGGCTGCCTACGCCGGTGCGCGAGCTGGCCTTCGCCAAGCCCAGGCGCTGGAGGTTCGATTTCGCCTGGCCGGCGCACAGCCTGGCCCTGGAGGTTGATGGGGCTACTTGGACCGGCGGACGCCACAGCCGCGGGGCCGGGATCGAAGGCGACGCAGAGAAGGCGTGCGCGGCGGCCGTGGCCGGCTGGCGGGTACTGCGAGTGACCGGAGATATGGTCAAGGACGGCAGAGCCCTGGAATGGGCGCGTAGAGCCCTTCTCGACGATGAGGCGAATCAACATGCCGCTGCCTGACGACATCTGCCGCTGCCACGACGCCGACTGCCCAGAGCGCCTGGACTGCCGCCGCTGGCTGGAACGCGCCCAAGGCGCGCGCCTGGCGGGCACGGATAGCCTGTTTCCCTTCGAGGAACAGTCGCTGTGGAAGCCATGCCCGAATCGCATCCCGGCCAATGGGTATCGCTCCGTGGCCCTGGATCAGGCGGAGGCCGAGCGTGCCTAGGCTGACCACAGACCAATGGGCCGCCATCCGCCTAGAGTGGGAAGGCGAGCCGTCGGCGACGTTCTCCGGGCTAGGCGAGAAATTTGGCGTTCACAACTCAGAGATCGGCCGCCGCGCTAAGCGCGAAAGCTGGGTCAAGCGCGGGCAATTGGCCAGCATCAACGAGTCCGCCCAGCGCAAGGCAGACAGGCTCACAGACTCAGACGGAAACTCAACTCAGAACAAACTCAGAACCTCAGACCTGGCCAGCCGCACCGAGTCCGAGGATCTGCGCGCCGCAGTCACCGCAAGGCACCGCATCGAGTGGGCCGAGCTGGAGGGCTTCCGTAAGTCGGCCCTCAAGGCGATGAAGGATGCCCACGAGGCCGGCGACCGCGAGGGCTGGCAAATCGCCAAGCTCGCCGCCGATACCGCCAAGGCGAACCTGTCCGCCCTGGAGGTCAAGCAGAACGGCGAGCGCCGCGCCTGGGGCCTGGACGTATTCAGCGAGGCGGACATCGTGATCAGCAACCCGAGGGGAGGCGCATGAACATCGAGACCCTGCCGCTCGATCGGCTCATCCCCTACGCAAAAAACGCCCGCACCCATAGCGACGCGCAAGTGGCGCAGATCGCCGCCAGCATCCGCGAGTTCGGCTTCTGCAATCCCGTGCTGATCGATGGCCAGGACGGCATCATTGCCGGGCACGGGCGCGTCATGGCCGCTCGCCTGCTTGGGCTGGCCGATGTGCCATGCGTGCGCCTAGGGCACCTGAGCGACACCCAGCGGCGGGCCTACATTCTGGCCGATAACCGCTTGGCCCTGTCTGCGGGTTGGGACGACGCCATGCTGGCGCTGGAACTGTCCGCCCTGCGGATCGAGGATTTCGACCTGGAGCTGACCGGCTTCGATGCGGGCGAGATCGATGCGCTACTCAACGGCGATCCGATGGACGGGGCCGCCGCAGTGGAGGATGAGGCCCCGCGCCAGTCGCTGGCGGATCGGTTCGGGATACCGCCGTTCTCGGTGCTAAATGCTCGCGAAGGCTGGTGGCAGGACCGCAAGCGGGCATGGATTGCGCTAGGGATTCAGAGCGAACTAGGGCGCGGCGGCGCCAATGAATGCGCACCTGGTGGGGGGGTGGGATATGGGGCCACGCAGGGCCGAGCGACTTATACAAGCGTGGGGGGGGTGGCGGCTAATGCAACTCCGGGGGGCTCGCTGATGCCTGCCATGGATTACAGCAAGCGGCAGCGTGGCGACGGCGCCGGCCGCCCTATAGCGAGTAACGAGACTTGAGCGCAGCAACCCCGTCGGCAATGAGCGCATCGGGATCTTTCCCGATCTGGCGCATGAATCCGGGCCGCGCGGTTGCTTCCCAGGCCCGCTCGATGCGCGCTTTGTCGGCACCTAGCCGCGGGAACCGGGCGGCGATGCGCAGCGCGCCAGGCCAGTCGCCGGCCGCGGCGCATTCTTTGAGGCATTCAAGCTTGGTTTTCATGCTGTGAGATTAGCCAATGCCTAAAGGTTATGCCAGAACATTCGGACAAGACCTGATGCGCGGGGAATACCGCGTCGGCAGCGCCAAGCAAAACAAGGGGGGGGCCATGCTGAAAGAAAACGATCAGATCAAGCACGCGGCAAAGGACGATTTCACTAAATCAGGATCGCGCATCGCTGGCAATTTATGGCATGGCGGCAGCGCCGAATCGACGCCTAAGGTTGCCAATGTCACGCAATCAGGCACCAGCATATTCGACCCGGTACTCTGCGAACTGGCCTACCGCTGGTTCTGCCCGCCCGGCGGGCGCGTACTGGACCCGTTCGCGGGTGGTTCGGTCCGCGGCATCGTCGCCGCCATGCTCGGGCGCCGGTACACCGGAATCGACCTGCGGGCAGAACAGATAGTGGCCAACGAAGAACAGGCCGCGGCAATATGTAAAGACCTGATGCCACAATGGATCGCGGGGGATAGCCGTAACATGGGCGAGTTTCTGCCGGCCGGATATGCGGCGGACTTTGTGTTCTCATGTCCGCCATACGGCGACCTTGAGCGCTATAGCGACGACGATGCAGACCTAAGCACGATGGATTACCCGCAGTTCAGGGCCTCTATGGAGGTTATCATCGCGGCTGCGTCGCGGCTGTTGAAGCCGGATAGGTTCGCCTGCTTTGTAGTCGGCGACTACCGCGACAAGCGCGGCATGTATCGCGGATTCCCATGGCATACCATCGATGCGTTCGAGCGCGCAGGGCTCGGGCTTTACAACGAGGCCGTGCTTGTGACCGCCGTCGGCAGCCTGCCGATCCGCGCCGGCCGCGCGTTCGAGTCCTCGCGCAAGCTCGGCAAGACACACCAGAACGTGCTTGTTTTCTGCAATGGCGACCCGCGCAAAGCAACCGAGGCGATTGGGCCGGTTGAGTTCGCAGACATCGATTACAGCGACGCAGAATGCCTCGCCTGACCCTCCCCACCTTCGACCCGCACCCCGGCCAGGCCCGCATCCTGGCCGGCGCCCGCAAGAGAAATGTCGCGTGCATTGGAAGAAGATGGGGCAAGACCTACGCGCTGATCGATGTGATCCTCAACCAGCCAGGCGGCGCCCTTGGCGGACGCGACGGACGCGGGCGCCAGGGCTTGCCCTGCGCCTGGTACGCCCCAAACGACAGCTACTTCACCCGCGTCTATCAGGACATCGCCCGCCAGTACGCCCCCATCATTCGCAAGGCGACCAGCCAGCCGCGCCCGGTGGTTGAGTTCCGCAACGGCGGGCGCCTGGACTTCTGGACGCTGGAAAACCCGATGAAGTGCGGGCGCGGCAACTTCTACGCCCGCATCGTGATCGACGAGGCCGCCCACGCCCGCCACCTCCAGGACGCCTGGGAGCAGTCCATCGCCTGGACCCTGGCGGACCTCGACGGCGACGCCTGGTTCATCTCAACGCCAAACGGTATCAATTATTTCCACGACCTGTACCGCCGCGCCGAGACCGACCCCGCCTGGTCGGCGCACACGGCCCCGAGCATGGACAACCCCTATCTCCCCGCGGGCTGGATGGAGGATCAGCGCGCAGCCATGCCGGCCCTGGTCTTCGCCCAAGAGGTGCAGGCCCAATTCGTCACCTTCGGCGCCGGGCTGATCAAGCCGGAATACCTCAAGGACGGCATCGCGCCGCACGGATTGCCCGTGGTGCTGGGCGTGGACCTGGCCATCAGTGAGCGCGAGGGTGCCGACTGGACGGCTATCGTGGCAATGAGCCGGGACCCGCAGACGGGCCTGGTCTATGTGATCGAGGCGGAGCGCCACCGCGCTGGCTTTGCCGAGGTCCTGGAGCGCATCAAGGCGGCGGCGGCGCGCCACAAGCCGACGCTGATCGCCATCGAGCAGACGCAGTACCAGGCGGCTGTGGTGCAGGAGCTGACCCGTACCACCACGCTGCCGGTGCGCGGGGTGCGCCCGGACCGCGACAAGCTCACCCGATTCCTGCCGCTACTGACCCGCTACGAGCAGGGCCAGGTGCGGCATCATCCGTCCGGCGTCCCGGCCTGGTTCCGCGAAGAGCTGCTGTCTTTCCCGGAGGGCCAACATGACGATGGCGCGGACGCGGCCGCCTATGCCTGGGCCGCCCTTGGCAAGCCCACCGCGACCTACGCCGGAACCTACACGAGGGCCATGGCATGACGCTCGACGACCTGCGCGCCATCATCGGCGAGTCCGCCACCCGCACCCTGTGCGACCGCCTGGGCGGGACCTCCGTCTATGTCCCGGCCTACCCCACTTCCGGCACCATCCTGGCCCTGGCCATCGGCCACGCCGCCGCCGCGCGGCTGTGCGATGCCTACGCCGGGGAATACCTGAACCTACCCAGCCGCCAGGCCATCGACAGCGCGCGCCGCCGCTCCGAGGTGCTCTATGACCTCCGGCGCGGACTATCCTCCGCCGAGGTCGCCCGTCGCCACGGGATTTCAGCCCGCCACGTCCGCAACATTCGGGAGACCCTCTAATGCCTGCCTCCGCCACCCTGTTTACCGATGTCGCCCTGGAGCAGGTCGTCAACAGCCTGGCCCGCCTGCCGGACCCTGATTTGGTTCTGGCCCAGCAGGGCCTCGGGCGCCAGGAGCTGCGCAAGCTCGAAACCGACGACGAGATCAGCGCCGCCCTGGAAACCCGTCGCGAGGCGGTGATCGCCACGCCCTGGCGCCTGGAGCCCTACGACTCCGAGCCTGCCGAATGGCTGTGGGAGGTGCTGGCCCCGCACATGGAGGGCCTCTTGCGCGGGGCCTGGACGGCCATCCCCTACGGCTACTCGGTACTTGAGGCGGTTTACGCCAAGGGGCCGCGCATCGGCCTGGCGCGCATCGAAGAGAAGCCTATGGAGTGGTTCGAGCCAAGGCGCGACGGTTCGCTCTGGTACAGCCCCACCGACGGCCGCCCGGCCCTCCAGGTCGATGCCACGCAGAAGTTCTTCGTCACCCGGCGGATGCCGAACTACCGCAACCCCTACGGCGAGGCCCTGCTGTCGCGGGTCTACTGGCCGTGGTTCTTCCGCTACAACGGCTGGCGCTTCTGGATGCGCTTCCTGGAGCGCTTCGCTGATCCCCTGCTGCTCGGGCAGGTGATCGATCCGTCCGCCTTTGTCGCAGCGATGCAGGGCCTCGGGCTGTCCGCCGTGGTCGGCGTCGGGACCGATGAGACCATCTCCGCGGTCACCGCCGGCGGTGCCGGGGAGTTCGACAAGGTTGAGATGGCTTTGGGCCGGCGCATCCAGAAGCTGATCCTGGGCCAGACGCTGACCAGCGAGGTGGGCGACAAGGGCAGTTATGCCGCGGCTCAGGTGCACAACGAGGTCCGCGAGGACAAGCGCCGGGCGGACATTCGCCTGGTCACGGGTACGGTGCAGCACCTCTGCAATGCGCTGTGGGCGATCAACCAGTTGCCAGGGCTGCCGCCGACCTTCGTGATGCAGGACGACACCGGCCTGGAAGTTGCACGCGCCCAGCGCGACGCCGCCCTGGTGCAGGCTGGCGTGTTGACCCTGACCGAGCAATACCTGATGGACCGTTTCGACTTCGAGCCGGGCGACTTTGTGGCCGGGGCCGCGCCCAAGCCCCCTGGCAGCCCCGTGGCTGGCCTCGCGGCCGCCCCCAGCCAGTCAGGCATCCAAGGCCCCGCGGGCGTCATGCTGGCCACGTCAAAGCCCCAGCGATTCACCCAGGACCAGGCCGCCGTCGAGGTGCTGGTCGATGCCGCCCTGGCCCAGGCCGCGAGCCCTATCCCGGCGGCCAAGCTGCGCGCCGCCATCCTCGCCGCGAGCGATCCCGACGACCTGGTCGAGCGCCTGGCGGCTCTCTATGGCGGCGAGGATGCGGCGGAATTTCAGGACCTGATGGGCCGCGCATTGTATGCGGCGGACATCCTGGGCTTTGCCAACGCCGAGCAGCGAGTAGGTGGCGGCTGATGGACCGGAACGAGGCCCGCCAGCCCTGCCTCGGGTGCCGCCACCTGCGCACCTTCGCCTGTCCGTTTGAGCCATGGATCTGCGTCCTCGGGGCGTGCTACGGCGTGGCCCCCTGCCGCTTTGAGCCGAGGGTTGTGCCGCCGGAGCCTGCTTAGGCAAACGATCTCCTGGTACTCGGGGTTTTTTAGCTGATGACTTGTAATCATGCCAACATGGTGTATACTTGTAATCAAGCAAGGGGGCTGGCCCCGAGCAAGATCGGAGAGACACATGAACATTCGCATCGCGAACAGCAACATTGGTTACGGACGCCTGACCACCGATCACGCTTCTAGCAACTACAATGTACCAGTCCTCGTCATCGACTCCGAGGTGGGAGTCTACGACGCAGCAAAAGGCCCTTTCGGCCCGGCCGATGCGGTAGATTTTCCGGCTGAGCTGGCGTGGATGTGGGAAGGGATCGATACCTACGCCGATGCCGTGTGCGCAGGCGTGGAAAGCCCAAGCATCGAGCAAATCGAAGCTATCAATCGATGGATGGCACCTATTGGCCGCTGCTATGCCTAAAGCCACCCGAGCCGCCCAGCTCCGGGCGGCCGCCGCCCGGAGCCGAGATCGCAAGCGCCAGGCAGGACTTGAGGCGCACCAGGTTTGGCTTTTGCCGAGCGAATGGCGGGAGCGGGTGAAGCCGCTCATTGAGGAACTTGAGGCGGCCAGGATGGCTCTCAAAACCAACATAATCGGAACCGAAGCATGACCCAACTCGCCGCCGATGGCGGGCCCATCCAAGCCTCCGGCCACCCCATGACGCCGGTCCCGTTCAAGGAGGCGATCGCCTGGGCCCGCGCCCGCGGTGTGATCCTGCCGGAGGTCTACTACGGCGAGCTGCAAGGGCTGGCACGCGCCATGGCCTTCAGCATCGCCGGACTGGCCAAGCTCGACCAGATCCAGGCGGTTAAGGACAGCCTGGACGCCAACCTGGCGGAGGGTGGCACGCTGCGCGAGTGGCAGAAGCGCGTGAAGGCGGGCGACATCGGCTTGGATCTGCCGGCGCATCGTTTGGAGGTTATCTACAGGACCAACCTACAGGGCAACTACAACCGCGGGCGCTGCGAGCAGCAGCGGCGCACCGCGGACATCTTCCCGTGGCGCATGTATGACGCCATTAACGATAGCCGGACCCGCCCGGCCCACGCGGCGATGGATGGTTTCGTGGCGCGCCATGACGACCCCATCTGGAAAACCTGGCAAGCGCCTAACGGGTATCAGTGCTTCTTGCCGGGGACGACCGTGCGAGGCGATTTCCAGGTTGGGCTAAAAGCCTGGTACTCGGGGGGCGCGGTTGAAGTAGTCACGGCGCAGGGTAGCCGGCTGTCCGTTACGGTCAATCACCCCATATTGACCAGCAAGGGCTGGGTCAAGGCGGGCCAACTCAAGGAAGGTGATGATCTTCTCTGCTATCGCGACGGAATTGACGGCAGCATCGACACGCCCGTGAGCGGTTCTTTGCGTTCTGCTTGGGATATAAACGACAAGCAAGCTCCAATCGCCGTCGAACAAATATTCGATGCGCTCGCGGCGCAGCGACTTGGACGCGCTAAGGCTTCTGCGTTCGATCTCTACGGCGACGCGCTCGATTTCAAAGGCCATGTCCAGGTTGTAGGGTCCGCAAGCGAACTGATGGACGGGGTTTGCGCCAATGGCGTGCAGCGCGGCAAGGATGGGCTGCTCGGCAGGGGAGACCATATGGCTGTTCGATCCAGGTACGAACAGTTGAACGCCGCGAGAGCGTCTTTCGCGTCTCCCGCACTGAAGATCATTCCCGAGTTCCTTCAGCCGCTTTTTTACAAACGGTTCAGACATGCAGACCGTTTCGGCAATTTCTTTGCGGCTTCCTCCTTGTTCAAGCATCTTCGTCAATTCGCCGTCAAGGTGCGTTACGCGCCGTCTCTTGCTGCCCTCCCAAGCTGCTTGGCATTGGCGCTCAACCGCGCATCTGTCTTCCTTTATCGATTTCCATTTCAGTGTCTCAGCTTCGCTTCGCCCGCGCGTGACGATACCTTGGCGCTTCAGCCAGTCGCCGATAGCTTGCCGACTGACGCCAAGGCTATCGGATATGGATTTGAGGCTTTCTCCGCCGACATACTTGGAAACCACGGCGATGGGATCTTTCGGCGTCCATCTGGCGGACTCAATAGCGCGGCCGCGCTTGACAGCATAGGAGTCTTGCGGCGAGCGGCGTTTGACTCCGTGGTCGCGCAACAGCCGGTTGAACATGCAGTCACTGATGCCGCGCTCTTTGAGCAACTGGCGCATCGCTGCGCCGGATTGATAGAGCGCGACCAGGTTGTCAGCGTCAGGCACTTCGCGTTTAGCGGGCATGTTTACGATTTCCAAACGGCCAATGGATTGATAGCGGCGAATGGTATTATAACATCAAATTGCCGATGCCGCGTGATCGCCCTCACCGACAAACAAGCCGCCCGCTTCCAAGCCGCCGACGCCAGGCGGATGCAGGACCCCGAGATCGCCGACGCGCGCGCATCAGCCCGGCCGGATAAGGGCTGGGACTACAGCGTGTGCAGCGACCCCACCGAGGGGCTGCGGCGGGCGGTGGAGGCCAAGCGCCAGCAGTGTGGCCTCACCCAGTTTGCAGCCAATCGCGGCGGCGGGGGTAAGATCTGGTGCCAGGGCAAGGGCGCGGATTGGCTGAGCATGATCGAGGCGGTAGCGCAGAGCCGTGGTGAGATGCCGGAGCCGCGGCAACACGTCGGTATCGAACGGCTACAGCCGTCGCACGACGAGGCTGCGCTGTTCTCACGCTTCATGCGCGAGTTCGGCGGCGAGAAGCAGGTTCAGTTCACAGACGTGATCGGTAACTCCTTGGAGATCGGACGCGATCTGTTCCTGAATCTCCAGAGGGAATGGAAGATCATGAAAGGCGAGCGGGCACAGTGGTTGCTTTACACTGCCGTCAATATCCAGCGACCGGACGAGATCTGGAAGGAGCCAGGCCGTCAGGGCGGGCCGGACAAGCTCTATTACCTGAGTCGGTTCAACGTAGGCAGGCGCGGGCTGCTGGCGTGCATCGCCGTGTTCGAGCGCGAACAGAAGGCGTCTGGGGCTTGGGCGGGGAGGACGAACTACGCGACGACCCAAGACGGCTATGCAGAACGCAAGCGCGACAGGGAGATTATCAACGGGGAGAACAAGTATTGGAGGCGGGAGTAAGGGCGGGGTGTCGCCCTTATCCAAGCTGGTTGCTGGTGAGTCACATCCCGGCCTCGCAACCAACCGTTACGCAACCGATTCTAGCCCATGGACCACCCCATGACAACTGCCATCCTATCTGTCGCCGACATCCGCGCCCTGCGCCTGACCTGCCGCAACTGCGGGGCGGCCGTGGTCATCCCGCTCAGCGCTCGTCACGGTCCGGCACAGTGCTTCAACTGCGCCCGCGAACTCCCCGGGCCACAGTTGATGAAACTGGTCGGCGAGCTACGTTGGCTGCAAGACTACACGGCGCTGCCAGGAGCCGAGGCCAAGGTCGAATTCGACGCCGCCCTGGAGCACGTCGCCGCGCCTTGACCAAAGGGCTGGTAAAGCCACCCCGGCGCCAAGGACGGCCCCAGCCCCTCAGCGGTACAGATAGACCGCGCTGCGGTCTAGGTAGACTGACAGCGCCCCCCAGCCCCTCATGGGAAATCCTTCCCATGAATAAATCCAGCGCGCCCGGCTACCTTGCGGCGCATGGAAAAGACCGCCCACGCCCCACCGCTCGCCGCCCTCTTCCTGGAGGCCCCCGCGCCCACGCTGTCGCCCCCGGCGACGGGTGACGGGCCGCGACGGCGCACCTTCTCCGGCGTCGCCTACTCCGGCGACCTGATCCGCTACTACGGCTCTCCGCTGGTCATCGACCTGGCGAGCCTGAGCCTGCCTGAATCCTGCCCGGTCCTGCTCCAGCACAACCGCGACAAGCGCGTCGGCGTGTGCTCCTTAGTCGTGTCCGATGCCGCGTCCGCCCTGGTGTGTCAAGGACGCCTCCTGGCCAACGACGAGGCCCAGCAACTGGCCGCGGACGCCGACGAAGGCTTCCCCTGGCAGCTTTCCGTCCATGCCGAGTCGGGCTCGGTAGAGACCGTTAAGGCCGGCGTCTCGGTCCAGGTCAACGGGCGCGCCCTCACCGGGCCGCTTGCCATCTGTCGCCAGACTCGCATCCGCGAGCTGTCCTTCACGCCCACCGGCGTCGATCACCGCACCGAAGCGCACGTCCTGAGCGCCGCCCCCATGTCCTCCGTCCCACCCCCCGAGGCCCATACCATGCCTGATCCCAATTTACTGGACGCCCAGGTATCTGACCTGGCCGCGCAGGTCGCTGACCTGACCGCGCAACTGACCATCGCCGCCACCCGCGCCGAGACCGCCGAGTCGGCCCTGTTTGCGCAGCACCAGGCCGCGCGCCTGGCCGCCGTGACCGACACCTTTGCCAAGCTCGGACGCCCGGTCGGCGAGGCGGAGAGCGCGGTTTACCTGGCCCTGCCGGATGATGCCTGGGCCCAGGTCGTCAAGGACCTGCTGGCGTCCAAGCCCGCCGCACCTGCGCACCTGTTCTCTGAGCTGGCCACCGGCGATCCGGCCGCGAGCCTGTCCGCCCCTGCGATCAACTTGTCCGCCATCTATGCCGCCCGTCGTGAGGTGATCCAATGACTGCAATGGCCGCCCGCACGGGCGAATTCCTCCTGTCCGAGGCCCCCGCGACCCTGAGCCGCGAGGCTGTAGTGATCGCCTCCGGGGCCGGCGCCCTGGTAGCCGGCTCCGTCCTGGGCCGCACCACCAAACGCCAGGCCGCCGCCCCGATCCCGACCATCGTCGGCACCGGCACCGGCGTTATGACCGGCCTGACTTTCGGCCCGGATGTCCAGGTAGGCAGCTACGTCATCACCCTGGCAGCCACCTCCGCGACCGCCGCCTTTACCGTGGTCGCACCGGATGGCACCTCCCTGCCAAACGGCGCCGTGGCCACGGCCTACAAGAGCAACCACTTGTCCTTCCTGATCGCCAACGGCGGGACGATGACCATCGGCGACGTGTTCACCGTGGTCGTGACCGCGGCGGGCACCCCCGTCCTGGTCGGCACCGGCTCCGGCACTGTCTCGGCTGTCTCGCTCGGCAAGCTGGCCAAGATCGGCACCTACAAGGTGCGCCTGACGGCCACCAGCGCTACGGCCCTGTTCGAGGTCATCGACCCTGATGGCCAGGTCGTCGGAACCGGCAACGTCGCCACCGCCTTCACCAGCGATCACGTCAACTTCGCGCTGGCCAACGGCGGGACCATGACCCTGGGCGACTACTTCAACATCATCGTGGCCGGCTACACCGCCCCCACCGCGGCCCTGTGGGACCCGCTGTCGGTGACTGGACTCGGGGATGCCTGGGGCGTCCTGCTCGCGGCAACCGATGCCACCAGCGCCGCCCAGGATGCGGTAGCGATCACTCGGCTGGCCGAAGTCGCCATCGACAAGCTGGCGTGGAAGTCCACCGTTACTGCCGCCCAGAAGGCCGAAGCCTATCGGCAACTGGCCGCCTCCAACATCGTCGCGCGGAGCTAAGCCATCATGCCCATGGTCGATCCCTTCACCCCGTCCGCCTTCACGCTGACCGCGTTGACCGCGGCCATCAACAACCTCAAGTACGCCCCCATGCGGCTGTCCGGCCTCTTCGAGGAGGGCGGCATCAGCACCCTCCAGGCGGCTGTGGACATCCAGGACGGTGTGCTGTCCCTGGTGGATGTGGCCCCCCGCGGGGCGCCCGGCAAGCCCGTCTTCGGCGGTGCCCGCAGCGCGATCCCGTTCATCATCCCGCACCTGCCCGAGCGCGGGCAGATCCTCGCCGACGAGGTCCAGGGCGTGCGCGCCTTCGGCTCCGAGAACATGGGCGAGGTGCTGACCACGCGCCTGAACGAACGGCTCATGCAGATGCGCCGCAACATCGACTACACCCTGGAGTCGCATCGGCTATCGGCCCTGATGGGTAACTACATCGATGCCAACGGCAACAGCACCAGCCTGTTCACTACCTTCGGGGTGGCGCAACAGACCCTGAGCTTCGTGCTGGGCACCACCACCACCAAGATCCGCAGCAAGTGCCTGACGGTGCTGGGCTACATCGAGAACGCCCTGGACGGCGTGCCCTTCGCCGGTGTGCGCGCCCTGTGCGGCTCGACGTTCTTCGAGAACCTCATTACGCACACCAACGTCGAGGCCACCTTCCTGAATCAGGCCCAGGCCGGCGAGTTGCGCAACGACCCGCGCCAGGAACTGAACTTCGGCGGGATCGTGTTCGAGCGCTATCGCGGCACCAGCGCAGTGAAGGTTGGCGACAACGACGCTTATGCCTACCCGGTCGGCGTCCCCGGGCTGATGATCACCCGCTTCGCCCCGGCGAACTACAACGAGACGGTCAACAGCCTCGGCCTTCCCTACTACGCCAAGTCTGAGCCGATGGAGTTCGGCAAGGGCTACAAGCTGGAGGCGCAGTCCAACCCGCTGAACCTGGTCACCCGCCCGGCGGCCGTCGTCAAGCTCACCGTGGCGTAACCAGCCCATGGCCTACGCCACGCCGGCCGAGCTGCGCGCGCGCTATCGCAAGGGGCTGGACTCGGACCAAGACGAGTTCGCCCTGCGCGAGGACGCGGACCTTGCGCAGGCGCTGGAAGCGGCATCAAGCGAGATCGACAGCTACCGGCCTCAAGGCGGGCCGGTGTCTGTCGTCGCGGCGGCGATCCTGCGTGACAAGGCCATGCCACTGGCCCGCCTACTGATCTACCAGGATCAGAACATCGAAGAGGGCCATCCCATCGTGCGGGAGGCCCTGGCCGTGCGTGCCTGGCTGCAGCTGCTCGGGCGCGGGACCATCCGCCTCCCCGCGGATGCCGAGACGCCATCGACCCCGGCCGCGCCGACGCGGACGATGGTCTATGACGACGACTGGCAAACCCTTTACGAGCCGGCCACATGACAGGCGTCTCTGTCACTGTCGATAACGCCGAGGTCACCCGCGCCCTGACCGCTATGGCGACGCGACTGGGCAACCTGCGCCCTGCGATGGAGTTGATCGGGCAGGCTGTTGCGACCGAGACGGATCTCGGCTTCCGCGCCCAGACAGATCCCTGGGGCAACCCATGGCCCCAGTTGAGCGCGGTGACGATGGCCAAGCGGCGCGGGACCAGCGCGCAGATCCTGCGAGACACCGGGCGCCTGCAAAACAGCATATCGGCCTCCGCGGACGCCAGCAGCGTGGTGGTCGGCACGAATGCGAAGTACGCCGGCACCCACCAATTCGGCGCCAAGCAGGGCGCCTATGGCCGCACCAAGCGCGGCGGGCCCATCCCCTGGGGCGACGTTCCGCGCCGCGCCATGCTGCCACTAAACCAGTCGGGCAACCTCACCATGCCGCAAGACCAGATCACGGACATCCTGGACATCTTGCGCCTACATCTGGAGCGCCGCGGATGACCGCCATGACCATCAAGCCCGGCGATACGTTCCTGCTCGAATGCTCGGTCACCGAGGACAATGCCACCCCGCTCGATCTGACGGGTTGGACCATCGCCAGCCAGGTGCGCACCAAGCGCGGCGTCCTGCTTGCCGACCTGACGGTTGACATCCACACCCCGGCGACCGGCGAGTACAGCCTGCGCACCGATGCGACCTCCGACTGGCCGACCGGCGTGGCGGAGATGGACATCGCCTATACCGACTCCGGCGGGCGGATCATGTCCACCGAGACCTTGACCCTCAGCGTCGAGCACGACGTGACGCACGCATGATCACGACGATCAACAACACGACGCTCGCCACGACGATGGGGAGCCCCGGGCCGCAAGGTCCGCAGGGGGAACCTGGCGGTGGCGGGATCACCGACGCGCCACTCATTGGCGGGCCATTCGGGCGCCAGGCCGGTGAGTGGATTGAGGCAGTAGGACCAACCGGACCCGCAGGCCCGCAGGGCCCCGCAGGCGCGGATGGAGCCCAGGGTCCAGCCGGTGCAGATGGTGCGACCGGCCCCGCTGGGCCACAGGGTATCCAGGGTATCCAGGGACTTCCAGGCGCCGATGGTGCTCAAGGTCCCCAGGGCATCCAAGGACCCGCCGGTGCCGACGGGGCTCCTGGCGCAGATGGCCCCCAAGGCATTCAGGGTATCCAGGGCCCAGCCGGCGCAGACGGCGCCCAGGGTATTCAGGGCGTCCAGGGGCCAGAAGGGCCGACCGCCGTATCAACCGATGCGGGCAATGCGGCCACGCTCGGGACAGACGATCTGATCTATGTCCAGGCGTCATCGGCTGGTGCGCAACTCGATCCATTCCTGCTAATGGGAGCCTGACCGCATGATCACATATCGAGTCCTGGGTCAGAGCAACCCGGCGGCGACCACGGCCACCACGCTTTATACCGTGCCTGCGGCGACGGCTACGGTCACATCAACCCTGACGGTGGCTAATTTAGGCACGGCAACGGCCACGTATAAAATCGCCATTCGCCCAGCCGGGGCCACCCTCGAAGACAAGCATTACGTTACCCCGGAAGTTCCAATCGCACCAAACGACGCCGTGTTTCTCACTGTGGGATTCACTCTCGCCGCCACCGACGTGGTGACGATCCAGGCAAGCACCGCGGACCTCGCCTTCAACCTATTCGGGTCCGAGGTATCCTGATGAGCGTTCGGCACGTCGCACAGCCACAGTTCCCCTTGCGCGGGCTCCGTGAAGGCCCCGCCGCGCCTTGGGTGCGCCCGTCTGACTGGCCTGGCCTGCCGTGGATACCAGATTCTGAGCAGGCGCTCGTTGGATTGGTCGCGATACACGACACCGATCAAGAAAAAATCACAGTGTATTGCGCTGGTAATTACACCGTTGACTGGGGCGATGGGACTGCCCCTGTCAACACGTCGGCGAATACCTTAAATCAGCACCAATACGACTACGCATCCATTGTTACTCCGGTAACTTCGAGAGGGTATAAAACAGCCATCGTTAAAATATACCCTCAAGCCGGACAAAACTTGACGATGATAGAGTTGCCATTAAAGCCCACAGGAGTTGGTACCCAAACATTCGTAGCGCCGTGGCTAGACATACAGATCAACGCAGCCTTTTGTACGCAGTTGTTTATAGGTAATGACCTATCAGGGGGAACGGCACGCCTTGATTTGCTGGAAAGTTGCCATATCAGAGCGCATTCATTGGTATCTGCGGTGCGTTTGTTAATGGATTGCACAGCGCTAAGAAAATTACACTGGTTCGATACAACAAATGTAACGGATGTCGGAGGCATGTTGTACCAGTGTTATTCTCTTGACGAGATCCCGCTCCTGAATTTTCAAAACTTAACCAAAGCAGACGCTTTTATTCAGTCATGTTACGGACTTCGTAATATTCCTGCGTTTAATATGCCTAAGGTAACAAATGCATTGCAGTTTATACATCTATCGCAATCGATCACATCAGTACCTGATATTCACTTTGAGGTGTTAGAAAACGCATTCTACATGTTCAATGGGTGCTATTCTTTGCGCACCATAGGTGCCTTGGATTTTTCCAATGTAACTAATATGACAAATACGTTCGTTGGCTGTAGGTCTCTTTCCAAATGCGATATTTATGGGGCCAAAGTAACTCATTACTATAATAATTGCAGCTTTACGGCGGATGGGTTGAACAATATTTTTAACAACCTCGCGACTGTTGTCGGACAGACCATCGGCATCACTGGTAACCCCGGTGCCGCGACCTGCGACCAATCCATAGCAACAGCCAAAGGCTGGACAGTGGTGACCTGAGATGTTCTACAAACGCGACGGGGATAGAATCGACTCGGCCAACGGGGTTCACAGCCCTGAGTACAACCTCACCGATGAGACGCACGCTGAGCACACCTACCCGGTAGACGGGTGGTACTGGTTTGCGACCCTCGATGAGGCATTGGACGGCATGCCAAGAGACCGCGCGACGCAATCGGTATCCGCCTGGCAGGCCCGCGTCGTTCTTGCTGGCATGTTGCCCTATTCCGAAGGCCCGCTTGCCGCCGTCCCGGGGGCGAACCTACTGGAGCAGATTGACGCCTTCGCTGGGCAAGCCCTGTCCGCCCCGGCCCTGGAGAAGTTCAAGGGCGCGGCGACCTGGAGGCGCACCGATGCGATGCTGCTCCAACTGAGCGCCCTCGCGGGTCTGGATGACGCCGCCATTGATGCCTGGTTCGAGGCGTCGGAGCAAGTGGCATGACCCGCGACACCCATTGCCTTTACCTGCACGCGCCAACGGATGACATCGAGCCGGCGTGGTGCGGTCTTGGCCTTGGGTATCCCTCCCAATGTAGCGAGTGCGAGCAGTATGAGGAGGCTTGGGTGCCGCCCGACCAGTACGAAAAACAGGCTTGGAGGTTGGTGACGCAATGAACAAATGGCTCGCTATTATCGCCGTCCTTCGTCAGGGAACCGCGCTCACCGATTCCGCCACCTGGAAGGAGCGCCAAGTCCTCGTCAATGTCGTCGCGGGGCTACTGACCGCGGCCTATATGCTGGCGCGGGCGCAGGGGTGGATCGCCTTGGAGGTGGACAATGCCGCGCTTCTCGATCTCGGCAGCGCCCTGGGGGCCATCCTGTTTACCGGCTACAACGTCTTTTTCACGGTGTCGACCACGGACAAGATCGGTCTGGCCAAGGCTGATCCCGATCCTGTCCCTGTTCCTTTTAGTGAATTGCGCGAGCGGCCACGACAAGCTGAAGCTGGACCAGTGCCGGCCGACCCTAAGCGGGTTCAAGGCAGCGATCCAGAACGCCGTCCAAACCCGTTCCTGGACGGTGACTGAGATGGCCCTGTCCCCCGGCATCGACTGCGACTACTGACATGAAAGGAGCCGCCTTCCTCTACTTCGCCGCTTGCGCCGCCACCGCCATTGTCTTTGGCGGGGCCGTGGCGCTGGGCTACCTGACGGAGGCCCTGGCGCGATGAACGAGACCCCGTGCAGCCACCTTATACTCGGCGCCCCGCGCTGCTTCCTAGGGTGGAATACGGCCTTGGATTGCACGGGGTGCTGCAGTTATGACCCACACCCGGACCCGGCCCTCGCCCATTGGGTGACGTGGCACGAAATCAGAAACGGCGTCGGCACCCGCACCGGCGACGATACCAACAACCTGGCGGGCAAGCGAGGCGACAGTGAATGAGACAACTAAGGCAGGCTTTCGTCGGGCCTTCAATGCCGCTTGGGACAAGCTCCCGGAGACGCTTACAGCCGCAGTCGTGGCACTCGTGGTTTTCGGCTTTGGGATTTGGCTTGATGGCCGGGACATGCGGCTTGATCTTGACGGCGTCATGGCCAATCAGGCTGCCCCTCTCTTCTGCGAGCGCATCCGAGCCTGCCCCTGTATCGCCGCTTTCGGACCGGCCCTTGCTGACTGTAAGCTCACCATCGAGCTTGCCCGGGAACATATCGAATCCCACAATAGAGAAGCTGAGCAGTGGAAGCAGCGCATCATTCGTATGGAACAGCAGCTTTTTGAGATAGGACGCCACCCATGAGCGCCTACGCCCTATGGTCCATGTCCCCCCCCGCCTGGTGGTGGGCTGAGTTTGCGGCACACTGGGGGCTGCACGCATGCTGACCTCGCTCCAGGCCAGGCAGCATTACGGCGACCCCAAGGCGGAGTCCGCCATGGTGCTGTTCGACGTGCCGCGCGAGTGCCAGGCCGCGGCGATCCCGCTGCGGATCTATTGCAATCGGGATCTGGTGAATCCGTTGACAAAGGCGCTGGCACTTGTTGTCAATCGGGGACTGGCGGCGAAGATCCGCACCTGGGACGGCTGCTTCAACATCCGGGCCAAGCGCGGCGGGGCCTCGGCTTCTTTGCATTCCTGGGGGCTCGCCATCGACATCAACGCCTCCTGGAACCGGATGGGACAGCCATCCACGCAGGATCCGCGCCTGGTGGCGTGCTTTACCGAGTCCGGCTTCGATTGGGGGGGCGCCTGGGCGCGCCCGGATGCCATGCACTTTCAACTAAAGGAGCTACCGAAATGAGGCTACTGCTCGCCATTGCCCTGTCTGCCGCGCTACTCGTTGGCTGCGCGACTGCCCCGCTCCCAGCCCAACAAGAGGCCATCGCCTCAGTTGGGATCGCCAGTGCCATTGAGCGCACCAGCGATCCAGCCAAGACCGCGGCCATCGTGATCGAGATCGCCACCATGCCGCTGTCCGTGGACGGGGTGGCGACTACCGTCAAGGCTCATGTGAACTATGCGAAGCTCAAGCCCTCGATCCAGTTGGCCATCGACGCCCTACTCGAAGAGTTGGACAGGCAGTTCGCCGCCGACCTCACCACCGCCGACAAGGACGCGACCCTCGCCCTGTGGCGCCGAGCCGCCATTGCCGCCGCTGAAAGGTTCCTGCCCCATGGCTGAATATCGCGAAGCCGCCGTCGAGGGAACCTCCCGCGTTCGGGCGCGGGCCATGCGCTTCAACAACCCGCTGGACGGGCTGCCTTCGGTCTATGTCGAAGAAGAGCGGGTCACGGTCCTGAATGGGCAGAACATCATCACCGATTGCGCGGGGGTGATGGGCAGCGGCGAATTGCCCGTCATCAGCGAGCCGATGATGGACCTGGGAACCGCGTTCGCCCTGCGCGACCCAGTCACGGGCACCCTAGATACGAGCGGCGCGACGGCCACCTACGGGCAGCTCTACGTCCTGCTCTATTCGCTCTATTGGCACCTCGCTGAGGCCCGCGATGCCGCTCTTCCTTGATCCGAGCCTGGTGGTCGAGGCCCTGTCCGGGCTCGTGCCGGGGACGGTGCAGGAGGTGGTCGAGTTCACCGATGCGGCGCGCTCCAATCCGGCCAAGGCGCTGCCGAAATGGCCGCGCATTTCCGTGGTGGCCGAGCGTACCGCGCCTGTGGCTTCCCGCGGCTTATCGGATTCCGGATCGGTCGAGGAGACGATGCTCCTCCTGATCCAGGTCAAAACCAATGCCGTAACGGTCGCGGACGCCCAGGCGGCAGATGCCATGCTGGCCATTCGCGAGGCCGTCTACACCAGCTTGCAGGGCGTACCCGTGGCCGCCGGGTGGAAGCCGTCTCGCTATAGCGGCGGGCAATTCGTCGGCGTGGATGCCGATGCTATCTATACCTGGGGCGAGCGCTACGTCATGCCCCGCCTTTGTTGATCCACCGGAGAATCTGCCATGAGTTGCGCAAACCTTACCACCGCCGCCGGGACCAAGCTGTATTACAGCGCCACCCTCCCGACGACCTACGACGAAGCCGGCTACGCCGCCCTGACCTGGGTCGAACTGGCCGACATTTCCAGCATCGGCGAATTTGGAAAGGTCTACGCCACGGCGACCTTCAAGCCCCTGGCCACGCGGACGACCTGCAAGCGCAAGGGGTCCTACGACTACGGCTCGATTCAGCTGGGCCTCGGGTATTCCTCTGAGGCCGCAGGCACCACGGCGATGACCGCGGCGCTGAACAGCGACTTGGGTTATGCCTTCAAGATCGTCCTGAACGACGCGACCGCGACCCTGGTCGTCCCGACCAAGTTCTACTTCGCCGGCCAGGTCATGAGCTTCAAGATCAACCCTGGTTCCGACCCAGACGCCTTCGTGACCGCCACCCTCGAAATCCAGATCGACGGCGACGTGCTGACCGATGTCCGCTCCGCGACTTAACCCATAACCAGCAAGAGACAACCCTATGGCAAGTATCGGCAGTATTCACTTCTCCTCTACCAGCCCCATGCCCGTTCGCCATCCGGCGTCCGGGGAAGTCATGCGCATGGCCGACGGGCGCGAGCAGGTGATCCACCTTGCGGGCATGGATAGCCCGCAGTTCCGCAAGGTCATGGCGGACTACCAGGATCGGATCATCCGCAAGCGCAAGCCAGGCGGGGCCAAGGAGTCCGAGGCCAACGCCATCGAGGCGGTGACGGCCTGCACCATGGGCTGGCTCCTGGAGGGCGATGATGGGGCGGAGATGCCGTTTAGCCAGGAGGCGGCCCGGGCCCTCTACACCGAGCATCGCTGGCTGCGCGTGCAGTGCGATGAGTGGATGGGGGAGCGGGCGAACTACCTGGGGGAATCCGCGAGCGCCTGACGCTGTGGGCCAGGCAGCACGCCTGGCTGCACACCACGCCCCGCCGCAAGGATGAGCCGGGGCGCAAGTCAGGCGCGCAAGGACCGCCCTTAGAGGCGCGCATAGAGGGGTTCCTGGCGCAGCGCGAGCGAGGCCAGGAGCCGCCTGAACTCGATCTGCCGGAGACGGGGGCCGATCAATGCCTGCTCGATTGGTTGTTCGAGGCCGGGGCGATGCGCTGGACGGAGAGCGGCCCGCGGGGGCTCGCCTGGTCCGATCTGCACGCCTGGCAGATCATGACCCAGACGGCGCTCACGCCCTGGCAGGCGGCGACCATCCACCACCTGAGCGCGGCCTACGCATCCTCCGCAGGCGCGGCGCTCGATCCGGCGTGCCCGCCGCCGACGGGTGTGGCCGTTGACCAGGACCGCGTAGCCGCGCAGATCGCCGCGGTATTCGGGCTCTTCGCCCGGCCCGATAACCCAGAAGAGACCTAGCCATGGCAGACCCCACGCTGAAGGTAAAAATCCAGGTCGAGGGCCAGGATGCCGCGGCGGCCGGGGTCAAGAAGGTCAAGACGGCGACCGACGAGCTGGGCGGATCGAGCAAGAAGCTGGCCACGGAACAGGGCGCACTGACCGCCACCACGGGGGCGCTGGGCAGCGCCATGACGGCCTTTGGCGCGACGCTATCCGTTGCAGCCCTGGTCTCGTTCTCGCGCGCTATCGCCACCGCCAAGGACGAAATGGGCGCGATGCGCCAACAAGCCCTGATGATGTCTGGCAGCTCGCAGGGCTTCGATGCCCTCTACGCCTCGGCGCAACGCCTCGGGGTCGGCCTCAAGGACGCCAGCCAGGCGGTCAACTTCTTCGCCCCTGCCCTGGCCAAGCTCGGCAAGAGCTACGAGCAATCCATCGAGTTCAGCGAAAACCTTACCAAGTCCATGCGCGTCTACGGACTGGAGGGGCAGGCCGCGTCCAGCGTCACGACCCAACTCGCTCAGGCCCTGTCCTCCGGGACGCTTGGCGGCGACGAGCTGAAATCCCTGCGCGAGAACGCGGGAGGCTTGGCGATGAAGCTGGAGGAGGCGATCCAGCAGGTGCTTGGCACTAAAGACAGCCTCAAGGACCTCGGTACCCAGGGGCGCCTGTCAAGCGAGGTGGTGACGACCGCATGGGAGAAGGTATTCAAGGACCTCAAGGGCAACATGGAGGCGCTGCCGGATACCCTGGCAGCGCAAGAGGCGCGCGTCGGGAACGCCGCCAAACTGTTGATGGAGGCGATGGACGGTGCCCTGCACGCCTCGGACTTCTGGAAGTGGTACAAC